GGAGTTCAGAGGTGTGCTCTTCCGATCTAACCCATTCATAATTTCTTGAGTATCTTCCATATTCTCCGCTAGGCCCACTCCAAAGAAAGAGTAAGGGTTCACTTCGTATGGAACTGCGTGAAAAGGAATTCTGCTTGGCGTAAAGGGGTTAATTACTAGGCGAAGTAGTTGATTGTTACACACCCATGCGTTTACTTGGATTTGATCACGATCAAAATATTTCTCAGGAATATCGATGTCCGCATCCTGAGCCGTTTCTAAATCTATCATACCCCAATATTCTAGAACCTCATATCGGTTCACATCGGGGTTCATATCATTATCTTCTAGAGCGGTTTCCCAATATTCGGGCTGATAGTTCGCACCGTATTCAATTGCAATTTCAATTGACTCATCACGGAAGTGGGGTCTGTTCTTTAAGGCACGAAGCTGAGTACGGCTCATACGGTGACGTTGTATGACGTACTCTGCCTCGTTAATATTCCGTGCGTCTGGATCTGGGTAGAAGTCCCAAATCGAAACAGACTCGATTTTCGGAATAACTTTGAATAAAGGATCATATTCACCCTCTTCGTCCCACCGTGGGTACTCTTTATCGAAGGCAAAAGGGCCCTTCAAAATACCTGTGCCGAACAAAGACATTTCAAAAGCAACGTTACGCAAATGTTTGCTTGCGTCACTTTCTTCTAACTGGTCATGGATCATCTTCTCCATTCCACGAGCAATTTCTTTAGCTGGCTCGAATGTGAATGAAGTAGGTGTTTTACCGGGGCCATCTCGTAGATCTTCTTCTACACGAGAAAGGTTTTTACTTAGAGGCCCTAACCTCTCCATAATATCTGGACGAGCAATTGTCGCTGATACCTTAGCACCAGTAACTTCAGCAACCTTATCTTCAGTAACTTCTTTAGGATCGAATGAAACTGAATCAGCTACATTAAGTGTATTTTTTGGAGCTTCAATTCCAATAGGGAATTTAGAACCTGCGAACAGAACATCAACAATCTGGGCATACGCGGCAAGAACTTTAGTCTTAGTAATTTTAATAAATGCTTGAGATTTTTCTGAATCAGTAAATTGAGTTTCAGGGCCGTAGATACCTCGATAGTTCCGATACGACTTTAGCCAACGTGACTCATCTTGATCACGCCATTTATTTGAATTTGTATATCGACTTTCTACCCAGCCTACTACACCGTCCATCTCAAGGTTTTCTTGAGCTACATCATCTCCCTCTTCAAACGAAGCGGAGTTGTTATCAGGTAAGTATTCTTCTGGTTTATCTACTATTGCCATATTTTTTAATATCCAAAGCTCATGCTAGCGGGCTTCCAGCTAGGTTCCGTTTTATTTGTAGCCCAATCGTCAAATGGCGATTTAGCCCGTGGCCGAGACATAATCCCGTACCGAACGCTGTCGTAAGTGTGGTCACTACGATACCTAACATCGATATCATCGCCCCCTTTTGGGTCACTTGGTATGACAGGCAAATCTGCAATTATCTGTCGGCAGGTATCAAAAAACACTATGCCCGGCATTTTAGTTTCCTCATCATATGTGAGGACTTCGTGAAACCTGTTGCGCCCAGCCACTCGGGCTCCAGCGGTACGATCACTAGGACGCCATCTGCATCCCATTGCGATCATTTCCTCGGCGATACTGGGTCCAATTTGTCCACGGTTATGCCAACAGGAACTGTCCAACACGCCGTATTGTATACTGTCGCCACGTTCAGCTTCGAGGACAGCCAATCCAAGGTCTTTACCAGTGTGTTTCGACACGTACAGTTCTCTGTACACGTAGAGAGTTTCGTAGCTAGGATCGATGGCGAACCAGTGAACAGCACTATAACTGCTATAACCATAGTCACATGACCTAAACCGACGCCACTCAGACGGGATATCAAACGGTTCACATACATGAGAAGTCTGCTTAAACTCTGAAAAGGCTGCGCCATCTGCTACGGCCCAATCGCCTTCTAGTAACTGGCGGCGTTGCATCTCTGGAAGAGCCAACAGGTTGGCTTCGTATTGGCCATCCTGCATGAGGTAAGGGTTGTCTTTAAGACTAGCAGGAATGAAACGCCGCATAAACAACGGCTGACCTTCTTTTGCATGCCCTACTGGATATGCTAGGTCTTCACCTGTCTCAATATTTGTAGCAGCGAACCTCTTACCTGCGGGGGCAGGATCAATAAACATCTGCTTGACCCACATGTGACCGGGGCCACCGGGGTTGGTTGTCGCCCGCATAAACAACGGAAGGTCTTGATCCGTGGTACGCAAACGAGAACGCATGTAGTTCCATGCAAACGGTGTGCTGTGCTGCGTAAGTTCGTCAAACGCAATGTAGGAAAAAGCCTGACCCTGATAACGAAGAACGTCTTCGTCTCGTTCAAGGTACGTCATCCAGAGTTTAGCCCCGCTAGGGAATACCCACTGTGATTTCTTCTCCTGCCACTTAGCACCCGGATACGCCTTGGGGTACATCTCCTGTGACTTCCAGATCAGTTCCCGCAATTCGTCGTTAGTACGGCGTAGGATGATCCCGTTGAAGTTCTTGTTCCCGAAGTACCGCATAGGGTCCGCTAATAGGCCGTAGGATTTACCGCCACCTGCGGACCCCCCGTACAGAACCTCACGCTCAGAAGCTGCAAGGAACTCTGTCTGGGGGCCGGGGTTGGGAGCAAAGATTACCTCTTGGTTCTGCTTTTGCTCCGCAACTACGTTGAAGTCTAAGCCGTCAGATGCTTCCGTTTTTGGTTGCATCTCTTTAAGCTTTTTCTCTTCCATCGTTAGGACACGTTTTAGGTCCATAGTCTTGCGCTTGGATTGCGCAATTTTCTTATCCTTGGCGGTCTTAGGCCGACGCTTCTTAGCCCGCTTTTCTAGCATCTTAATCCGCTCGGAGGTTTCACCCCGATGCCTGCGCCAGATGTTGTTAATGCCTTGGTGAGATATCTTCTTACCAGATTACTCAGTAAGCCAATCACTCACACGTCGTGTCCTAAAACCTTGGTCGAGATAATCCATCGCCTCTTCAATAAAGGGGGTCATCTCTGGGTTCGGAATAAGTACGCAGGGGTCTTCGTCAGAAGCCATGTAGCCGTAGGGAATAGCCGCCGTTTTGTTAGGCCTAGTCGTGTTATTCCACGCCATCGTCTACCTGCTTAGGCGGTAGGATAAACATGGCACCGCCAGTGTTCGTCACTTCAACCTGTTCTTTTTTAACAAGGCCAGTACGATCTAGTACTTCCTTAGCGGCATTGATCTGGTTACGTGCGCCCAGCGCAGTAGGATCATCCAGAACACCCAGCATGCTGAAAGCAGCCTTGGGGGCATTCAATGCCAGAACCGTGCTTGCACGATCCACAATCTCTTGTTTGAGAGGACCAACGACTTCGTTGATCTTCGTGCTGTCAGAGTAGCCAGCGATACGCATGGCTTCCCGCAGATTACCTTTGGCTTCGCCCATTAGGGCATCCAAGAATGCATCCTGCTTCTCTGTATATTTCTTTGGTTCGTCGATCATTTGCTCATCAACCTTTGTTCAAGATGCTGGATAGTTGCTTCGGCACGGGCCAATGACGCTTTAAGTTCAGCCATCTCACGTAGAAGCTGCTCTTTGTCCGCTAGAACACGATCTAATTTTTCAGACAGCCTATCCACTTGGTCCCTCAATGTTTCTTGAAACTCCGCACGACTGTTGTTGTCGTTTTTCAGGGATTCAAAAGACCACTGGGCACGTTTAGACAAGTATGTCCAAAGGCCACCAGCAGAGACCAGAGCAACAATAATTGGTACAAGTTGTTCAGATGTCATTTAGAAATCTCTTATGTTCTAGTATCTGGCGTTGAACTAAATTCGCTAAGTACAAACTCCAAACAGCAAGCCACACAAGGGCCGCTATATGGGCGTACTGGTCAACCATCGACATGGCCATGTTGTGAGTAGGACGTGTAGCCTGCTCCATACCTGTAGCCGTCATAACGTGATAAACAGGCGTAAAGACGGTAGGATCAGGCTTCATAATATATTGAAACAAGACAACCGTACTTAGGAAGAAATCTGCAAGCAGAGTGTACTTCAAAAGTATTCTAGGCATCCAAACCGTAGCCAGTATAACTGCTAGGCTCAAACCACCCCAAAACCATACTAGGGTCGTATTTACATGGCCAACAAACATACCAGCCATAATGAGACCACAAACCGCACAGGCTAAATGCTGCGCTGGGCCTGTAGCCGACTTAACCTTGTCTAGCGTACCTCTGAGGCCATAAGCCTTCATTTCTTCGGCTTCTTAGGCCAGCCCTTTTTCATATCCTTGTAAGCCTTGTCGCTTACTGTGGACTTGGACTTAGGACGGCTAGTGCCAGCCTTCTTACGCTTGTTCATATTTTTGACTAGGGACATTAAAGTAACTCACCTATCTTAACTTCAACGCAGTTACCTACGGAAATCAGGCCTTGCTGCCTGTAATACTCAGCAACCTGCTGAACTTCATCCATACAGGCTTCGAGTGATACGAAGCTGTTAGGGTTAGCTTTCGTCCCACACGTAAACGCAGAGGGAGACGAGCATAACAGGAGGATGGCAATGTAGGACACTAGCCCTTGTAGGACGCCCCAGCCTTACACGTAGTAGGCTTGGTCACTTTCTTCTGTGCCATGCCGCCAGAAGAGTAACCATTGGCCTTCTTAGCCATGCCACCCTTCATCATGCCTTTTTTAGGAGTCTTCTTGCCGTAGCCCATCTTTGATGTCCTCTATGTACTCCACCTTTTTCAAGGCGTAGTCTGTTTTGAAATATTCTTCATAGCCTCGAAACACCAAACTATCGTCGATAGCCTGAGACTGAGTGATCAGCCCCTCTTCAACCAACAATGTAAGGATTTCTTCCTGAGATAGGACCACGCCCGTGGCCTCTCGGATAGCTGCTCTAATGTATAGAAGGTTCACAGGGTATACGTCTCCGTTCCCTACTTGATTAGTTATACCATCAGTAGTAGGGCTAAGTCAAGCGTTAATAAGTTCCACGCTTATGCACTTTAGGGGTAGACAAGTCTGAAAAACAGTGTATAATTATATAGTACCCTCCGGGTTATATACCCTTATAGATCACTAGTCTTACTACCCGTCAGTGCATATTCTCTAATCTCTCCACGAGAGATACCAATGTCTTTAAGCTCACGGTCAGTCAGACGGCTTAACGCATCAACAACAGCACTAGCTGCTCTACGACGACCATAGACTTCACACCAATTCATAATACTATTCCACATAGTCTTCTCCATTGTTAAGTGGTTATAGTTATATTATAACACCAAACAACAATGGTAAGTACTACAAGAATAAGTATACCCGCTATGCGGCTACAACAGGCTACGGCCTGTCTTTTTGTATGTAGGATATAGCTTTCATAAGTAGATCAGGATCATCATAGAAACGTCCTAATCCACTATTACAATTATGGCATAGCCAACCACGAAACTCTCCTGTCTCATGGCAATGGTCTAACCTCCAAGGAGATACCGCCTGACCACTCTTTCCATAATGTATCGTTAAGTCCTCAACACACTTACCACAGCACTCACATCTATGATTAGCAGGAATAGGATTACCAGACCGTAGGCTATCCCTAGCCACCCTATGACGCTTCTGACAAGGATTGCAGTATGGCCTAGTCCTATGATGACCATCAGGAATGTAAAACTCTTCCTTACACGTAGCACATGTCTTCCTATGTCCATCTAATGAACTAGGATCAACACTCCGCTCCGCAGCAAAGAGAGATAACTGGTTAGTCATCTACGCCAAACAGGTCATGAACTACATCATCAGAGTTCTCAAACCGTGATGCACAGTCCCGTAGATGTTCCGCATGCCGGGACAACTCATGGGCAATCGTATAAAGCGTCTGATAGCCCCGTAGGTCGCTGTAGTACTCAACAAGGTTCTCAATAACCCCATCAAAGTCTACCCTAGCCTCTACAGGCTCATCTTCTTCATTCGTGTAGACAAGGGATACAATGGAACAACGTCCGTTATCATCAATCTCAATATCGTTATCGACGAAAGCCTTAACAACAAGATCAATGTCCTGCATGTATTCGCTCATGGTAAGTACCATCTGTAGCCATGGCCACCTAGTACTAGGCTCCATATGGGGTATACTACTACCACCACCTAACTAATGCAATAGCTAGTTGCCAGTTTAAACACCTAACTCCCAAAATAGGATGTAAGGGTTTTGACGTTTTAATTCCTAGGACCATCAAGGGGGGCCGTTTACGGTTTCAAAAAACCAATCTCTGGTCAGGGCTGTATACGCTACCCCTAGGGGGGGTGGTGGCACTCGCCCCCCCGTCAATGGCAGGGGGTGGGTAGGGGACTAGTCCTACCTATAGCCTTATAAATAAGGGGTTTAGCTAACTTATTAGGAAGGGCTGTAACCTACACGGTCTGAGACAGCACGACGAAAAGCCCTGTAAAATATACCCCACCCCCCTATTCGCTGCGGTCCCTGCTAAGATAGGCGCAAGGGATTGCGTATGGGATTGCGTACAATAGCCCCTGATCAGCGGCCAGTGCCTTGCGTGTTTAACATCAAAGGCGGTAGGGGCGGCGTGGTGAGATCGGAAGAGCACACGTCTGAATTCCAGTCACTGACCAAACGCGCATGCCGTCTTCTGCTTGAAAAAAATAATTATAACTCCTTTACTAAACCATACAGATCAGT